AAAAACTACAATTGCTAGATGATTTACACGCTGGAAGGCTTGAAGGTAGAGATTTAGGGGATATAAACCACACTGCCTTTTGGGCCTACGTTTACAGTCAAGAAGCTGATAATGAAACTTTGAACTTTAATGAAGTTATTTGGGATCACGATGTAGAAGATATAATCAAGTTTTGCCATGCGTTCGCTATCAAAGAAATCACCATTAGCAGCAACTTCTCAGGACTTATTCCTACCTTAGCCTTATTTGAAAAAATAGGCTGCAAGCTAGAAGGCTTGACTGAAGTTAACGATAGATTCAAGGATTACATCACTGGCGAGTTTAAAAAGTTGCCGGCTCTTAAGATAAAGATTGCTTAACAACTAAATAAAGACACAGGGCCATATGGCTCTGTATCTCGTAGTCACCTAGAGGGTGGCTTTTTTAATGTCTGAAAAGGGGAGGTGAGAATTTGCGAAAACTAAAAAGGTATAAGCCCACTAAATTTAAGGCTAAAACCTCTACCTACGATAAAGCTGTAGCTGATTTTGCGGTAGGATTTATAGAATGTCTTTGCCATACCAAAGGGACCTGGGCCGGTAAGCCTTTTGAACTAATAGACTGGCAAGAACAGATTATCCGCGATGTCTTTGGCACCTTAAAGCCTAATGGTTATAGGCAGTTCAATACAGCCTATATTGAGATACCCAAGAAAATGGGTAAATCGGAACTTGCTGCAGCGGTAGCTTTACTCCTTTGCTGTGGTGATGGAGAAGAAAGAGCTGAGGTTTACGGCTGCGCCGCTGATAGACAACAGGCTACTATCGTATTTGATGTAGCTGCTGATATGGTGCGTATGTGTCCGGCTTTAAATAAGAGAGTCAAAATACTAGCCTCCCAAAAAAGAATTATCTTCGCTCCGACTAATAGTTTTTACCAAGTATTATCTGCTGAGGCATATTCCAAGCATGGCTTCAATATTCATGGGGTTGTCTTTGATGAGCTACACACGCAGCCTAATAGAAAGCTCTTTGATGTTATGACCAAAGGCTCCGGTGACGCAAGAATGCAGCCTTTGTATTTCTTAATTACGACAGCCGGAACTGATACTAATTCCATTTGCTATGAAACGCACCAAAAGGCTAAGGATATTTTAGAAGGACGCAAGCACGATGAAACCTTCTACCCAGTAATTTATGGAGCTGAAGAAACGGATGATTGGACTGATCCTAAAGTCTGGAAGAAGGCTAATCCTTCGCTTGACATTACGGTTGGCATAGATAAGGTCAAAGCAGCATGTGAGTCTGCTCAGCAAAATCCTGCTGAAGAAAACTCCTTTAGACAGCTTCGCCTTAACCAATGGGTAAAACAAGCTATCCGCTGGATGCCTATGGATAAATGGGATGCTTGTGCTTTTCCAGTAAATGAAGAGAGCCTGCGTGGTAGAGCTTGCTATGGAGGCCTCGATTTATCTTCGACTACAGACATTACGGCTTTCGTTTTAGTTTTCCCTCCGGAAGATGAAACGGATAAATATGAAGTTCTACCTTATTTTTGGGTACCAGAAGAAACGCTAGACCTAAGGGTAAGGCGTGACCATGTGCCATATGACACTTGGCAAAGATTAGGCAAGATAGAAACTACCGAAGGCAATGTAGTCCATTACGGCTACATTGAAAAGTTCATAGAGGAGCTGGGCGAAAAGTACAACATTCGCGAAATAGCCTTTGATAGATGGGGAGCTGTTCAGATGGTGCAGAACTTAGAGGGTATGGGTTTCACTGTTATTCCTTTTGGACAAGGCTTTAAGGATATGAGCCCACCTACTAAAGAACTCATGAAATTAACCTTGGAGCAGAAAATAGCACATGGCGGTCACCCAGTTCTTCGGTGGATGATGGATAATATTTTCATTCGTTCGGACCCAGCCGGCAACATTAAAGCAGATAAAGAAAAATCCACAGAGAAGATAGATGGTGCTATTGCTACCATCATGGCACTTGACAGGTCTTTAAGAAATGATGGTGCCATAAATTCCATCTATGACCAAAGAGGACTTTTGGTGTTGTAGTTGCGTTCTTCTAGCAGTATAATTTAGTTAAAAGATTATACAGATGGGGTGATGAAGTGGGTAAGTATAGGACGATGGTAGTGTTTTTTCTTCTTATGGTGTTTTCTACCACATTAGCGTATGGTTCTGACTATAAGTACGCAGGAAGATTTGTTTTGCGTGATGATCAGAAGCATAACGTGGATGTCTTTTTGTTAAATCATTTGAGACCATATCGGGGACAACCGATTTATTCCGGACGAAATTCTTATGCGTGGTATGATGTGTACTATAAGCATGATCATTCTAGTGATTCAGATTATACTGGCGGAGAAGCATATAATGTTTCCTTACTTATATCAGGAAATGTTGTGCCGTTAAACATTAAGGGCGAACCGATGAATTATGCTGGCTCTAACACAGGAAATATTATTTCGTTGATGAGAGTTGGAACAAAAGGTGCATTTGGCGTTAATCCTGAAAGTTTTGAGGTGTATGATAGAGTTACACAAAAACTGATCTTTGAAGCTAAGGGTGATATGGGCAGTGAAATTCTATATCAAGACTCTGCTTTAGAAACAATTCTTAACTTGTCGGGACCACATTTCAGGGGCAGTAAAGTAATAAAGGGGAATGGATATTATCCATATTCTTGATTGTGAAAAAAATATTACCAAGCACTTGTGCAAATACGCATGAGTGCTTTTCTTATGCACAAAATTAGGAGGCGATTAAGATTTTAGAGATTTTACACAGATTATTTAGGACGAGGGCAGAACCTCAAAACAGTATCAATGGAGATAATTTACGGTTCTTTTGGGGTGCTACTTCTAGTGGTAAGAGCGTCAATGAACGTAGCTCGCTCCAAATGACGGCCGTATATTCTTGCGTCAGAATATTATCTGAAGCGGTGGCAGGTTTACCCTTACATGTTTATCGGTATAACGAGGCTGGAGGGAAGGAAAAGGCCATAGACCATCCTTTGTACAGGCTCCTGCACGATGAGCCTAATACGGAAATGACCGCTTTTGCTTTTAGGGAAACCTTAATGAGCCATTTGTTGCTCTGGGGTAATGCCTATGCGCAGATTATTCGTAATGGCAGAGGTGAGGTCATTGGCCTATATCCTCTTATGCCTAACAAAATGAAAGTAGATAGAGATAGCAAAGGTAATATTTACTACACCTATTCTCGTACACAGGATGATACCAAGATTAGTAAACCTGGGGAAGTAGTACTTAGTCCTCACGAGGTCTTGCATATTCCAGGTCTTGGTTTTGATGGTATTATCGGTTATTCGCCTATTGCTATGGCGAAAAATGCAGTAGGTATGGCTATTGCTTGCGAGGAATATGGTGCTAAGTTCTTTGCTAATGGCGCAGCTCCTGGTGGTGTTTTAGAACATCCAGGTATCGTCAAGGACCCGGAAAGGGTGCGTCAAAGCTGGAATAGTGTCTACCAGGGAAGTGGTAATTCACATAAGGTAGCAGTGCTGGAAGAAGGTATGAAATATACACCTATTGGTATTTCGCCTGAACAAGCACAGTTTTTGGAAACAAGAAAATTTCAGATTAACGAAATAGCTCGCATTTTCAGAGTCCCTCCCCATATGGTAGGTGACCTTGAGAAGTCGAGCTTTTCTAATATAGAGCAGCAAAGTATGGAATTCGTGAAATACACCTTGGACCCGTGGGTGGTGCGCTGGGAGCAGACCATAAATCGAATGCTTTTTTCTAGCGAAGAAAAGAAAACCTACTTTGTGAAGTTTAATGTAGATGGCCTACTTCGAGGTGATTACCAAAGCCGCATGAATGGCTACGCTACGGCACGACAAAATGGGTGGATGAGCTCTAATGATATTCGTGAATTAGAGAACTTGGACAAAATACCGGCTGAGCTAGGTGGGGACCTATATCTCATTAATGGGAGCATGACGAAACTAGCAGATGCCGGTATCTTTGCGAGGAAGGAGGAAACTGATAATGAAGAAGTTTTGGAAGTGGCAGACCAAGAAAACAGTAAACAAAGAAACCAACGAGGAAGTCGAGGAACGCATGCTAATCATTAATGGTACCATTGCTGCAGAAAGCTGGCTGGATGATGACGTTACTCCTAAGATTTTTAAGGAAGAGCTGTTAGCTGGTAAGGGGGATGTGACAGTCTGGATTAATAGTCCGGGCGGTGACTGCATTGCAGCTGCGCAAATCTACACTATGCTTTCGCAGTATAAAGGCAATGTTACTGTAAAAATTGATGGACTAGCAGCAAGTGCAGCCTCCGTCATTGCGATGGCAGGAAGTAAAGTTTTAATGAGTCCTGTATCCATGCTTATGGTGCATAATCCGGCTACTTGGGCAGCAGGAGATAAGGCTGAATTTCAAAAGGTAATATCTATGCTTAATGAAGTCAAGGAGAGCATTATTAATGCCTACGAGCGTAAGAGTAACCTTGGCAGAACGCAGCTGGCCCATCTCATGGATGAAGAAAGTTGGATGAATGCTAACAAGGCTGTGGAGCTTGGCTTTGCCGATGGTATTTTGGAGCGCAAGAGCGTTGAAAATAACATTGAAATGCCTGTGGTAGCGGAGCTTTATTCTAAAGCCTATGTCACTAATTGCTTTAAAGAGAAAATTATTAAAATGTGTAAAATTGCTGCGCCAGTTAAACAGGAAGAACCAATAGGAACTTCGGTAGATAAGTATTTGGAAGAACTAAATCGTATTAAAAATCATATATAACCTAGGAGGAATTTAACATGAATGTAAATGAATTGCGTGAAAAGAGAACTAAATTGTGGGAAGGCGCTAAGGCGTATTTAGAAACTCATCGTAATGAGAAGGGCACCTTAAACGCTGAGGATGATGCAGCCTATAATCGTATGATGGAAGAT